ATGGCATCTAAAATACACAATGGAATACTCATTCTTACGCTAATTTTATTTGCGTCTTGCCGTACGCAAAAGCCTGCTCCACGCCCGGCCCCTCCCGAAACTGTGGATTTCCCTACGGCAAATATTCCTCTTCCCGTCGTGGATTTCAATTTCATGTTGCCGGAAGCTCCGGAGCTAGCGGTTTGTCATTCTCCTAGAAAAGATATCACGGAAGCCTTTACGCCCCGTGATAAAAGCCAGATAGCGATCAAGGACCCCAAGCTATTCGATGAGAATAACACGGAAATTATTGATTTATCCTTAATCCCCGCCGGGGAATACGCATTTCCCCTTCCTAATGGAAACGTGATCTCTCCTTACGGGGGAAGGAGAAGACATCATTCCGGAGTAGATATCAAAACTTGTGCCAACGATACGATCGTGTCTGCTTTCGATGGTATTGTCAGGATGGCGAAACCATTCGCCGCCTATGGCAACGTTATCGTTGTTCGCCATTATAATGGACTGGAAACGATCTATAGCCACAACTCCAAGAACTTGGTTAAACCCGGAGATCGTGTTCTCGCCGGACAACCGATCGCCTTAACCGGACGTACCGGCAGGGCTACTACCGAGCATTTACATTTTGAGACTCGTATAAACGGAGTTCATTTCAATCCGAATATCGTCTTCAACATGGCTAAAAGGAAATTACGTTCAAAATGTCTGGTTTGTACCCAGAAAGGTAATAACGTAATCGTCAAATCGGTTGATATATTACCCCATCAAAAGGCTGGTCCATACGTACCGCCACCTCCTTATAAATGGGTTTACAATGAATGAAAAAAGGCCTTACGGGCAATCCGTAAGGCCTTTTTTCATTCCGTGGAGATGGAGAGACCATAACTTATACTGTCATACAGTATCAAACAATATCATATGCGTTCATGTTCAACGATTTCATGTGTTTTTAAACAGTCACTAAATATCATGTTATGTCATATGATGTCATGTTTTTTGCGTGTAAATTCGCGTAGTTACACGCAACACGTTTTTATCATGGAAATAAAGAGGAGCATAACGTTTGACGTAGAGAAAAGGAAGAAGGATGGGTTATTGATCGTAAAGAACGTACCTATCCGATGCATGGTTACGTTCAACCGGAACAGGATAACGTTTTTCACGGGGCATAGGATAGACGCAAGCAAGTTCGTCCCGGAGAAGGGCATCGTTAAAAACGGATGCTTCAACAAGGCCGGGGAAAGCTCTTCCGAGATAAATTCCGATCTTGACGATATACGTGCCACATTGCAAAACATATTCCGCCAATACGAGAGAGAGGGCGAGATGCCTAGCGCCAACGATATCAAGGAAAAGTTCAAGGTTGCGACAGGCCGGGTAAAAGAGGAAGAGAGGAAGCAGATATCCCTGTTCGATATCTACAAGGAGTTTATCGATACGGTAGGGAGGCAGAACGCATGGACGAAGACATCGCACTACAAACATAACTCGATCATGCACCTTCTGGAGGAGTTCAATCCACAGATCAAGTTCGATGACCTGTCGGAGGATACCTTGCAAGACTTCGTAGAGTTCTTAAGGGAATACAAGGGTATAAGGAATACCACGTTGAACAAGTACCTCCACTTCATAAAGCAATTCCTTTTATGGGCCGACGACAAGGGATACAACACGAGGAAGGACTATCGAAGGTTCAGCCCAAGGCTTAAAGGGGCTAACTTCGAGCTGAAGAAAGTCATATACTTGACATGGGAGGAACTGATGCGTATATATAATATGTATATAAAGGAAGGGACGTTATCCACCGTCCGTGACGTTTTCTGCTTCTGCTGCTTCACCGGCCTCCGTTACTCCGACGTATATAACTTAAGGAAGACGGATATCATTAACGGGAAGATTGACATCGTGACACAGAAGGACAGCGACAACATACAGATCGAGTTGAACAAGTACAGCAAATCAATACTTGAGAAATACGAAGACATCGAGCTCAAGAACGGGAAGGCGCTGCCGGTCTTGTCCAATCAGAAATACAACATGCATCTAAAGGATCTCGGCAAGATGGCGGAGCTGGACTCCGAGATAGCCGAGGTATGGTACGAGGGCAACAAGCGAATACAACAGACATTCCACAAGTGGGAACGGCTTACTACCCATGTCGCAAGGAAGACGTTTGTCGTCAACGCCCTCATGTTAGGCATCCCCCCTCAAGTCATCATGAGATGGACAGGGCACAACGACCTCAAGGCCATGAAACCTTACACTCATATAGTGGACAAGCTGAAGGAGGACGAGATGAGCAAGTTCGATAAGATATAAACAAGCATCTTATATAAAAAACAAGAATATATTATGAACGAGGAACTAAAACAACTTTTGGAGTGGTTTGATAACTACGAGATAACATTTAACGAGATCCGCGTGTCAATACATATTTGACCTTCGGAAATTTATATCGGTTCAGACAAACTCTGTCCGGAAGAACTGGGAAAATCCCACATTTGAATATGATATTTTGAGCCTATATCAGCTTAAAAAGGTACTGGAGGAAAAAGAGAAAGAAAATATGCCGTAAAGCATAAAAAAAATAGTCATTGAAGAACTTGCATACTATCAAATTTGATAGTATATTTGCAATACAGAAATAACAATAGAAAGGGCGGCAACCTATAAGCAGCATAAAATCATGAAAACTTTTAAGTACGAAAATGGATTCTCTAAGAGAGACGTTGAACTAAAATTAGTTTACAACCGGTTTCAGCAATTTGTCCATGTTGCCGAAGATGAATATTACGAGTTAAGCCATATATATAATGACTCGAAGAAGGGATGCTATAAAATAGTAGCCAGATTAGAGGATGGCAAAAAATTCAACGTGAACATGAATAATGGCGTCGCATATTACACCAACTTAGCGTTTTAAATAATTAAACGCTGAGCTATCGGCATGACGGGCAAATAAAAATGAAGACATTATATTGCAACAATCGTGAATTATTGGAGATTTTAGAAAATAATGGTATTAATATGATCTGCAATGAAAATATGCAGATAGAAATATCTGATGAAGATGCGGAAAAAATTGACAGTATTGTAAATGAGCTTGCTCCTGCTGCATCTGGAGATTATGCGATAGAAGATATAGAATGATCATTATGGAATATCTAATAAAAGTCTATCTATCGGGAGGCGACGAGGTACACGCCCGCTCGGAAGAATCCAGCCGAGAGGAGGCATGGAGCCGGCTAAAGAATAACGAGGAGTTTATATAAAATAGTAGAGGCCTACAATAACTCATAAAACAAATAGAACTTAATCTACCGGAGTGGGTATTTTGGGATGCCCAGTCTCATGAAGGGAACTTATTGGGCGATCGGACAATCATCGAGCATGTACGCTCGGCTTCCGTTTTCGAGGTGTTTGACAGGGACTTTGACGCAATAGGGCTTAATCCGAATGTATTGACATTTAAATTAAAGAACGAAGGATCAAGAACCGAGAGGCTGTTGATGGCCTTGCATCATAGTTGTACTCTTGATCCTGTGGAAGACCGGGAAATGTTATTAGGGATAATGAAAAAATGTGCAGTATGGTACTGCAATTACTGCGATTGGGAGGACGCCCAAGATGAATAATAGAGAAAGAATCGGCAAAAGAATAGCTCAGCTCCGCATGGAGGCTGGCGTGTCTCAATATAAATTGGCGGAACTTACAGGCCTAGCCCCGGGTAATATCGCCCGGATAGAGACAGGTAAATACAGCACTGGTATAGACATCCTGTCCAAGATAGGAGACGCATTAGGATATCAGCTAGATTTCATCGAAAATAAACAACATTAAAAACTAATATCATGGCAAGAACTATCAATTATGAGCTAAAGGCTCAAAAGATCAAGGGTCAAATAGACGAGTTAGTAACCGCTCTTTTGGAGGAGAGGATAAATTCCTTTGACGAGAGCAATAAGAAGATAAAGATTGCAAATGTAGATCTTGAAGGGTTGAGCAATCTTGAGTTGCAGCAGTTACAAGTACGTGTATCTAAACTCTTACTAGAAAGGACAAAATAGTCCTATTTGTCGCATCCAAAAAGTATAACGCCCGTGTTTTTTCTGACACGGGCGTGTTTTATTGGTCTATTTGACTTATTATCATATTTAATATCTCTATGTTGAAAATTCGCTCGAATCAACATTCCTACGCTTGACATAAAGGCATCGCTTGGATATCTCAGGATTCGCTATACCACGGTTATACACTCTTACCGTCATTACCACTTTTCTTTTCTCTAAAAACAAATCTTCCGTCAAACGAATAATCTGCTCTACTCTATCGTCATAATCGCCAACCATATTAATTAGATTTTTTAAGGTAATAATTAAACAGTACAGCGAAAAAGTTTGTTTTACAACGCTCACATGTTATTAAGCAGAATCTTTCTCTCCTTGCCGGTTCCCAGACCTCTCGTCTCTCTCTTGCTTCAACGACTCGGCCAACAGGCCTATGAGTTTCTCGATATTCCGGCTGTTCCTCTCGTTCGCCTCCGCGTTTTGCTTGCCTTGCGCCGTTAGATCATGTATGATATCTAGCAGTTCCCTTGGATTAAAGCCGTCACCTATTTCTTCCGGGATATCCGCTGATCGTACAGGGGAAACGTCAGAGGTTAGCATATCCCCTTCACCTGTAAGAAGCCAAACTTTATTATAATGAGGATATACAGATATTATTTTATCAGCAATCTCTTCAGATATTTTCTTAATCTTTCCTTTTTGAAGGTCATATATTTGAGTAGGTACAACCCCAACACTTTTCGCAAATGTTGCTGCTTTCAGACCTTCTCTATCAAGAATAGAACTAATTATTTCTGATGTTATTCTCATTCTACTTAATTTTATTATATAGTAAAAAACTATATATATTTATTCCTATATCAAATTACTAAAACGACTCCACAAATCAATATAAAAAACATTGAAATATAGATAAATACGATCAAATGTCTTACTTACAAAATCTACTAGACATACATTTTTACATAATATCCATAAACGCCCAAAAGTTAAAAAAACTTTTTATATAGCATTTTACTCTATAATAGTTTGATTATATAGTAAAATACTATATATTTGCATCATCATTCAATCACGCACAAAGATACGATAAAGATTGAAATAACGAAATGGCATAAACATGCCAAAATGATATAAGGTCCTTTAGCTCAGACGAACAGAGCGACGGTTTCCTAAACCGCAGGTCCCGGGTTTGAGTCCCGGAAGGGCCACTAAAAAAGAGTTCTTTGACTTATTGAATAAAATCCTTATCCCCATAAGAGGATATACGCAAGAGATATAGGTATGAAGGGTAAGGTTATGATAGTCGAAGATACCGGAAGGGATGATGATCCCCGCTCCCGATGTAGTTTAATCGGTTCCGATGTTGGAGTCTACATATTTAATAATGTATATACAAAGGTTAGATATTACGTCGTGTCAGTGAAGTACGGATATTTCCGTATCGGTGTCAAACTGTCTATCTAACGCATAAGATACACTCCCCCACCCGTCTATGATTCGGGTTCGAAACCGTTGGAGGTTGTAGGGGAGCTATTATAAATAAAAAGGAAATGTAAATCATGCAGAAAAAAGTGGAAAGCAAAAGAAAGATCAGAGAAATGAAAGTATCTGAGAAACTATCATTCCCTATAGAAGTGTTGGAGACGGTTAGAAATAACGTGTCTCTGTTAAACGCTAAGTATTATAGAGAGGGAAGAAAATGGTCTTCCGTATCAAACAAGGAAGAAGGGATCGTTTATGTCAGACGCTTAACATGACAGATCATGGAAAGGGTATTCACCGAGTTAACCGAGGAATGTGATTACACGGCCCAGTATTACGCCGCGGGATTCGAGAAAAAGGAGATAGCCGAGAAAAAACACAGGTCATTGCATACGATCATAAACCAGCTAAGGACGGCTTTCGAGATACTTGGCGTAAGAAACGGAAGGGAATTGGCCATAAAGCTATGCGAGAGACTGTGCGATATAAAGGCCAACGTGGATATACAACAGATGGTTCATTCGGCTGTGGCGTGCGTCTTGCTACTTATCCTTTGCGTGGATTCTCATCTGGAAATGAGAAGAACAAGGCAAAGGTACCGGTCCATAGCTAGAATAGAGATATCCTCTAGGGCTTTTAGAGGCTGTAGAGGGAGGAATATAACATTATAACAATAATAATATGGAGAATATAGCGGAATTACCGGCAACCCAAGTGACAGCCGGACAACTAGCGGACTTGATCATATCAAGGCTAGCCACCCAAAAAGAAGAAGATCCATCCCGGAAGTACGTGAGGGGACTAGATTCCTTGGCGAAATTGCTCCAAGTAAGTACATCCACCATAGCTAGATACAAGAAGAAGGGGATTTTCGGGGATGCCATAAAACAAAATGGCAAATATATCCTAGTGGACGTAAAGCTCGCTCAGGAAAGGTTCTTTTCCAAAAAGACGAGACCACATTAAAAAGTCTTCCGGCTTATGGTCTTATCGCACCTGTGACGCATAAGCCGGAAGAATCTACTTATAATAAAAATTCCCCCACCCGTTATCATTCGGGTTCAAAACCGTTGGAGGTTGTGGGGGAGCAAACACTTTTAAATAATAACAACATGAATGAGATTTATTGGATCACAAGGTTAGATGCCATACAGACGTTGGCGACAATCGCAGTATTTATCTTGGGAGTATTAACTTCCATGTATATTATCGCATGGTTTATTGAAGATGATTTTAAAAACGATTCCAAGTTTAAGAACATGGCTATCAAATGTGCCGCCTATATATCAATCCCTATTTTTTTGCTGGTGTTCATCCCCTCTAAAAGGGATATGCTGATGATTATCGGAATAGGCGGAACTATAGAATATCTCAAGTCTAATGATACCGCCAAGGAGTTGCCGGATAAGGTTATCATGGCTATCGATAAGTTATTAGATGATACAATAGAGAAAGAAAAATGAATAAGACCGATAGACCTATTAATAACCAAGTTTTATAACAATGAAAGAAAGAAGAATCCCACCCTAGGAAATGGCTAGGGCAGGTAGCAAACGATGATCAGTTTTAATATTATTCGTTTAGCCGCACGATCAAGGCGTGCGTCCAATGTTAGATTGGTTATCTATTCATATTATTATCTAGGGTTACAGGGGGTTCGAGTTCCCCCGGCTACCACGCTTAAATCACATTGCTAATTATTATACACTTCACCCAAAACCTTATACCGCCGTGAGGCAGGCAATTAGGGAATATTAGTTTTTACTTAAACTGTGCCGGGGTGGGATTCCCCGGCAAACGGATGGGTAGACATTGAGCCAGCGTAATAGACGCGTAGGGGTTGGAATCCCCTCCCATCCACAATCTTGTATCAATGAACGCACCACTCTATCCGAATCGAGGACGGATGTCGGGCCTGTCCGAAGATGGGAAAGCCGATAGAGTAGTAGATAAAAATGGTATGGTAAATCCGAAATGAGTCCAAAGAGTATTTATCGAGGTGGAGGTTCCACGAAATCATGTGGAATGTGACGGTGATGACATGGCGGTTCATAATGTTGGCGGCCCGGAAAGACGGGCAAACGCTCCCTTAGCTCAGTTGGTTAGAGCCTTTAGGGTCGCCGGTTCGAGTCCGGCAGGGAGCACGTTTCACCCCTAACGGGTGCTTATTCAATCAGAAAATCAGTCATAATTGCAACGCAGGTCTCCGTCCGTGAGGATATGAGGCCTTTCTTCCGAATTTTAAAAACAACAATATATATGGGACATGGCATTACAGGACGGATAAAGGAGATATCCAAGGCCGTCGTTAAACAAGTGATGAACACTTTAAGAATGGCGTTCATGGCGATATTGGTAGTGGCGGCTATACTGGCGTTAAGCTACTGGTTCGAGGACCCCTTGAAAAGGGCGGTCTTTTTACTCGGTGGTGCCAGTGTCATATTATATGTAATAATCAAGATATTGGCGGTAAAAAGCTATGGAGACGAGGAATGATTTCGGGGTGATATACGTGGTGCAAGCCCCTTCAAGACCGAATCGATCGAGGAAGGACGATATCCTAGACGAGCTAAATTCTCTTAGCAAGGAAGAATTGATAGAGATAATAAAAGATATCATTAAACTAATAAACGATAAAAAATGAAGACATTCGAAGAATTAAAAGAAGATCTGCTTGAACGGGCTAAAAAACATCACGCTTGCCAAGATGGATACAGTATGGGGTTAAACGCAAAAAGCAAACAAGACTTGCTGAAAGCGATAACCGATAATTGGTATTGGGTCTTGAGTACGTCCAAGATGATTGACGCAAATTACCTAGAAAAAAACTTTACTGAGGAGGAATTAACCGAAGCTGGCATTTACACAAGAAAAGAACACACCTCTAATGCTAAATCATTTGCTTGCGGCTCTGCCACGGTCGAGGCTTACGGCTCTGCCACGGTCGAGGCTTACGGCTCTGCCACGGTCAAGGCTTACGATAACTCATATGTTGAGGATTGCACTGGGAACATAAATGCAGTTTCCGATCATGGAATAGTCAAAGATTACTACAATCATAAGATATATATAAAGAAAGGAAAATTCGAGATTATCGAGATCGAATAAATTCAATTCCTTGCTTATCGATGGAGAGCATGAGAGACATCTACATCAAAGACCCCGACGGCGTACCGGAGTACGACGGGGAGGAAGACAACGAGGAATATGAGGAGAGCATGGAGGAGCTTAGGTTCCTATGTGATTCATATAATTGGTAACATCCCGCCCTTACGAGGTGCAACCCCGACCCAGACCGGCAACCGATATCCTAGACAAGTGGTAGGCCATGACGATATCATTGGCCCGGAGGAAAGGGACACGGTAGTGAGGGAAGGGCGGCCGATGGTCTTAGTCCGGGTTCGACTCCCGGAGGCTGACGAAACATTTTAAAAATAAATATTATGCCTATTTTAAAGAAAACAGACGTTAGGCCGCTTAGACCTATTATCATGGTCATTTACGGCACACCGGGAACAGGAAAGACATCCCTTTCCAACACGAGCGAGAACCCATTATTGATCGATTGCGACCGGGGATTTGACCGGGCGGCGAATCAGGTCGACACGCTTACGGCGCAAACATGGGAGGATATTCTCTCCGAGGAAGGCTCGATGAAAGGATATAAAACCATTATTGTGGATACGGCGAAATCAATGCTGGATGATTTCTTGGCCGTATACGGGGTTAAGCAAGATTACAAGCTGAGCAAGAACAAGCTTAAATTGTTCGGTTACATAGCGGACGAGTTCAAGAACTTCGTCAACAGGAGACGGTCCGATTGCTCGGATATCATCTTCGTATGCCATGACAAGGAGACCCAAGAGGGAGACTTGATAAAGCATTCCCCGGACTGCACGGGACAATCCAAGGACCTGTTGATCCGTATAGCGGATCAAGTGGGGTTTATCACCATGATAAACGGGAAGAGAACCATATGTTTCGATCCTACGGATACCACCGTAGGGAAGAACGTGGCGCAAATACCGCCAACCGTGATACCCGAATGCAACTCAGCGGAGTTTCCCTCCTTCATGGCCGGTATAGTGTCAAAGGTTAAAAAGGCCATACAAAGCAAGACCGAGGAACAAAGGATCGCCATGGAAGCGTTGGATCGAGCGAATATAGCGCTGGAAGCCGTGGAGACGGAAGAAGAGGCGAACCGTATGATAGAGATAAAACAATCTCTAAACGAGGTATTCGAGAGACCTTTTAAGGAGAAGATGATAAAAGTCCTAGGAGAGAAAGGATTCGTATTTAACAAGGAAACGGGTAAATTCGTCAAGGATGAAAAGGTTGCTTAGGGTAACCCAACTGGAGAAATTCAGGCGTTACATAACGGAACATTCCGAATATGATGACGAGCGATCGGTCATAGACAATCTCACCGGGCAATTCACGGGAAACCAGTATACGAGAGTGGGGACGGCCTTCCATAAGATAGTGGAAGGCGATACCCTCGGATGCAAAAAGATCCCGGGGACGGAGACGGAGATCCCGGGGAGGGAGTTCGATATAGACGGCTACCCCGTGAAGCTGGACTTGAAACAATGCAAGACAGCTCTGGAATACAAGGACCGCTTCCCTAATGCCTACCACGAGATAAGGGAATACATGGACATGGGGGAAATAGTCATAACGGGTTGTGCCGATATCATAAACGGACTTGAGATAAGGGATATAAAGACGAAATACTCCCCTATAAAGGACTCCGATTATACGGATAGTTGCCAGTGGAGATTCTATATGGAGCTATTCGGCGTGGGAGACTTCTTTTTCGACTTGTTCCAGTTCGTCGGATACGACAAGGACAAACATGGTTATGATGTCCGTGGACTGGAGCTTAAGCCTTACGCCCCGGCTATCGGATGTCATTGGTACAACACCATGGAGCAAGACAATCGTATATTGCTTAAGGAGTTCGTCCAATGGTCCAAGTTCAGGGGGCTATTCGATAATTTACCAATCTACAAATCATAAAAGAGCATGAGCAAGAGCATAAACCAATGCCTATTGATAGGCAACGTAGGTAAGGACCCGGAAATAAGGACCTTCGATAATGGGGTCAAGGCGGCGACATTCTCCTTGGCTACCTCCACCGGAGGTTACAAGAGGCAGGACGGCACGGATGTGCCGGAGAAGACGCAATGGCATAACGTCGTGGCATGGCGTGGACTGGCCGATATAGCTGAGAAATACATCCACAAGGGAGACAAGGTGACAATCCTAGGGACGATCAATTACAGGGAGTACGAGAAAGACGGCATAAAACGGTATGTTACCGATATATTGGCATACGATATCATGTTATGCGGAAAGAGCGACAGCGCCGGTCCCAGACCTCAAGTGACCGCCAACGACGTTCCATCCCAATCTGATTTCCCGCCTATGGCTCAACCCATAGACGATTTACCTTTTTGATGTATGGTGTTCAACACGAGAAACGCATTTGACAGGGAGAGAGCGATAACTTATTTCAATAAGATCATTAAATCGGGGGAATTCATCGAAGTATCAATGAAAAGGAAGCAAAGAACCTTGAACCAAAACGCTCTCTTCCACTTATGGATACAAGTGATAGCAGATCATGCCGGTTATACCTCCTTGGAGGATTGCAAACGGGATGTCAAGAGAGCGTTACTAGGAATGAGAGAAGACATGAGCAAGATCACCGGAGAGACACAGATGGTGGATTACCAGACATCTTCCATGACAACCTCCGAGCTGTCCTCACTCATGGATAAGATGAAAGTCTGGGCGCAAACCGATCTAGGTTGTTATCTTCCCTATTTCGGAGATCCCGGCTACGAGGAAATGTATCAACAATACTGCAGGAGATGAGAAAAAGCGACAGGCCTCCAAATTACCTGATCGACAAGATCGTGAGGCACACCAACATTATTATTACCGCTTCTTATGGCAGCGTCAAATACATGGATGCGGCCAGACTCCTTAAAAAGGAGGTCAAGAAGCTGGAAACCTATAAGATATACGATAATGAGAGATCTTAAATACTGCCTCAATAAGGCTTGCTCTAAAAAGCATTGCCTTTGCCATCAATGGCAGAAGCATTGGACAGACCCGTCTAAAAAAGATGGGGAAACTGTAAGGCCGGAATCGGTCTTACTTGACGGGAACACCCCTTGTAAGGGGTATATCCCACAATACGAAAGGAAGAAATATAACATTAATTATTAACAAGTTATGACAAATTGGTTTGAATGTAAGGTCTCTTACGAGAAAATGCTGAAAAATGGCATGCAGAAAAAAGTAACCGAGCCTTACTTGGTAGACGCCCTGTCTTTTACGGAAGCGGAAGCTCGCATCATCGAGGAGATCCGCCCCTTCATCACGGGAGAGTTCACGGTAACAGACATCAAACGAGCTCGTTTATCCGAATTATTCTTCAACGAGAATGGTGACCGGTTCTATAAGATCAAGGTTTATTTTATCACGTTGGACGAGAAGAGCGGAGCGGAAAAGAAAACCGCCGCTACCATGTTAGCCCAAGCCTCTAATCTAAAAGAGGCCATAACCGTGCTAGAAGAAGGCATGAAGGGGACAATGGCGGATTACACCATCGCCTCTGTCACGGAGACAATGATCATGGACGTGTTCCCGTTCAATGCGAATGTCAACAAGAGAGTTGTAGATATCGATAAAAAAGAGATAGAGAAATCATTGTCCGACACCTCTAAATCAATAGAGGATAAGATGAGAGAGTGCAAGGATATCATAACCCGTGATCCAAAGGAAGGGGACGGGGATCTTATAACTAGGACGCAATCCTTCATCCGGCAAAAGGCCGGGCATGACAAGAGCAAGTTCAAGGAGTCTGCGATAGAGATCGCCTTGCTCCAGAAATCACCAGCTTCCCAAGTATGGTTCATGGGATGTGGACAGCTATTAATCGAGGAGTTGGAGGTTTAATGAATAAAAAGATCATGAAGAAATTTATCAACAAACACTGGATATTGATATTGGCCATAGCCTTTATTCCGGTAGGGAACAGAGTTTTTAACCATGTTGACGCATGGCTAGGAATAGTCATTATGTTAACTAGTTCATTATTTATAATTTATAAACTATTTAATTTTATCAAGAATGAAAAGGACAAGTTTTAAGTTTTTTACTATAGCGATAATCGCTATGGTATTTTTATCCTCTTGTGAACGTGTAGCACCTAATTACGCTGGGGTATTGATGGAAAATTACGGGAAACAAGGAAAGGATGATTTCAAGGTCGTATCGGGCAGGGTTTCAACTTGGGAATGGGGCACGGAATTATTTCAAGTCCCGCTATTCGACCAACGAGGCGAATTCGGAAGCCCTGTCACGTTAAAAGCCGCAGACAATACGGAGTTTAACGCACGCCCCACTTACTCCTACAAGGTTATCAAAAACAGGGCAATAGACGTTGTTTTCGATAACAAGCACATAGACAAGGCCGATACGGAATCAGGCAAAGACGGTTTCATGCAATCATTGGAGGATAACATACTAGAACCTCGCATCTATGACCTGATCAAGGAGGAAAGCCGTAAACATAAGACCGATAGCTTAATGGCAGATGGAGGTTCGCTTCTTTTTGAGAAGCGCCTTGAGCAGATCGTAGATAAGGAATTCGAGAAAAGAGGCCTTCAATTACTCACATTCTCAGCACAATTAGAATTTTCTAAGGCGGTACGAGAGAAGATCGATAGTCGGAATGAAGTTAACACCAATATTTCGGTTTTAGACCAGCAGATAGCGGAGCAACGGAAACGTAACGAGTTGGAGCAATTGAAAACGGAACAAGCGTTAATCACCTCGAGAGGATTGACTAAAGAAATTCTTTATAAGCAGTTTATCGACAAATGGGATGGTCGTACCCCCATTTATGGAGCGATACCCGATTTAATAAAGATTCAGAACTAAGGATATTAATATTAGAGTGTGTTTTTCATGGTATTTGATTTAGGTTAGAATGATTATCCCCGCCGTCCGTGAGGATATGCGGGGATTTCGGGCGGTAAGTATTCCGGGATGAAACGTTACGGAGTGCGCATGACGTAAAGAGGCCGGTTCGATCCCGGCACCGTCCACGAATAACAAACATATAATTATGGAAACAATACAGAATTTAGATCACTTGACAATGGCCATGTACCTTATCACAGCAATACTCGGACTTATAGCAGTGATCTTGGCAGGATTCTTATTAATAAACGAAAAAAGAAAACATCCATGGGAAAAGTAAATAACATAACCTCTTTAAAGAGTAGGCTAGACCGTATATTCTCCGTATTTATCAGGATAAGGGACGCTGACAACAACGGTTATTGCCGTTGCATAAGCTGTGGGAAGATCGTGCATTGGAAAGAGGCAGATTGCGGACATTTCGTCAACCGGTCACATATGGGTACCAGATACAGCGAGAGAAACTGCAACGCTCAATGCAGGTCTTGCAACCGTTTCGACGAGGGCAACAACATCGGTTATGCCAAGGGCTTGATAAATAAGTATGGCGTAAAAGTAATTAACGAGCTTGAGGTGAAAAAGCACTCTATCTCTAAATTCTCGGCATTCGATTACCAATTGATGATCGAAGATTACAAGAAACGAATAAAGGATTTGAGGGATCAGAAAGGCATAAAGGATTGAAATGGCGAAGAAGAAAGACGAGCAAGAAAAGGTGAAATGTGGCGATTGCGCCAACGGACATCCTCACAAGGGGCTATGCGTTTGGTGCATCATACATGATGCTGGACGAGTAGCTAACTCCACGAGATTTTGTAACACTTTTAAAAAGAGATAACATGGATATAAAGAAAATGTCAAACAGGGATCTCAAACATGGCATAGACCGATGCAACGCAAGGTTGGCCGGGATAATGTCAATGGGATACATGGACAAGGAACGATGCCTTCAGGCGTTGGAGCAATATAGGGAGGAATTGTATAATAGAGGAATAATTTATTAAACACTAGAACATGGCATATAGATATACAGATACGAACAAATGGACGGATAACTGGTTCTGCGACCTGAAAGCGACTAGCAAGCTTCTGTTCTTGTACTTGTGCGACCTTTGCGACCTAGCTGGCTTCATGGAAATCAACGAGAAGAAGATCAGCTTTGATCTAGTACTAGGTAAGCAAGAAGTTGAAAGAGGCCTAAGGGAGCTTGAAGGACGATTACTTTATTCGGTGGACGGTAAGTATATTTATATACGTAATTTCATCAAGCACCAAAAGAACCTTCCCTTGAATTCTAAGAACGCTGCGCATAGAGGTATAATAAGAAGATTAGAAGAAATGAAGCAATCATTTGGTTTTCAATCAATTGAAGATTTCTTTAAAAAGCCCCTTGGTAGCCCCTTGGTAGCCCCTTCAAAGGGGCTTGATAGCCCCTATGGTATAGGTATAGGTAATATAGATAGTAATAGAGTTAAGGATAATATAGGGGGTATGGGGGAAAAAGAAGGAGAAGAGGAAGAGGAAGATGAAAATACGGATAATTGGAGAGAATGCTTCGATGTGTACTGCGATCGGTTGAGAGAAGCCTATGAATCCTTATCTAACGATGACGAGTTCATAGCTCAACGCCAAAGTCTGCATCCGGGCATAGACATCCGATTGTCGCTAAAGAAAGCGTATTTAGACTACTGGAGCACCGAATTAGGATGGAAGAAGAAAAAAAGCTCGAAAAGCTCTAATATAGACTGGAAAAGGACGTTCATAAACGCCTTGGATCTTCCTTCTAACCAAGTAAAAAAAGCTAGAGGTAAAGTGGATCTCAAATCCCTAACATCAATAAGGCAAACTAATCTATACTCATATCTGGAAAAGGAGGCTCCTCTGATACTAGAGATGCCCATATTTCCTTCAGACGAGGAGATAGAGATCCTAAACCGTATGAACAGGAAGCAATTAACGGAAATAGTCAAGAAAATTAACAATGACGATCGCCTCATAAAGTTCAAGAATAGCATTTTTGAGACGATAATGGAGGTAAAGAAAAAAGATTATGGAAATTAACAGGGTAGCCCCCCACGATACGGAGGCCGAGAAAGTCGTGCTGGGGACGATAATGACGGAAAGAAACGCATTGAATGAGGTAAGGGATATATTATCCCCTTCTTGTTTCTATGATCCTTTCCATAGGGCCATGTTCGAGGCTATATCCAACATAGACGGCAGAGGAGATAGACCGGACATGATAGCCGTAGCCAACGAGATGATGAAAATAGACCCTTCCACGGACATGCTAAGGTTAAGCCAAGTATCCACATGCATGACATTCGACATCTACCAGCATGCCGCCCTACTGCATGACAAGGAGAAGAGAAGGAGATTTATCGATATCGGAGAGGAGTTGATATCAAGGGCTTACTCCGAGTCGGACGATATCGTTGACACGTTATCGGATACAGAGGACAAGCTCAAGGGGCTTTTCCAGACATCGAAAGACAGCGTATTTACCCTTAGGGAAGCGATCAAGGAGGTATCAAGGCAAATGGAGCTTAACGCATCCGATGACAAACAGCTAACAGGAACGCCTACCGGATTCCATGAAATAGACAAGCGTAGCGGGGGATTACAGAGATCAGATCTCATAATCATAGCGGCAGATACGTCTTCTGGAAAAACATCCCTAGCGGTAGCCTTATCGTTATCCGCCGCCAAGAATGGTGATGGGATAGCGTTCTACTCTATGGAAATGAAAAAAGAGCAGATAGCGGCTAGGATGATATCCATGGAGTCAGGGATACCCGCCAACGAGATCATGTATTCAAGACTCTTGCCCGAGCAATTCAACCGTATCGACATGGGAATAGGAAAGATCTACGATAAGCCTGTTTATTTTGACGACAGGAGCACTTCTAACATAGACACGATACTTTCATCCATCCGTACGATGAAACTCAAATACGGCATATCTGGGGCGATAGTGGATTACCTGCAAATATTGTCCGTGAATATGAGAGGTAGCAATACCGAGCAACAAATGGGTGAGGCCGCTCGTAGGTTGAAGAATCTGGCCAAGGAACTAGACATATGGATCATCGCCTTGTCCCAGCTAAACAGGGACCAAATGAATCCGGCCCCCTCATTGGCTAGATTAAGGGCCAGCGGACAAATAGCGGAGGCCGCCGATGTTGTCATGCTGATCTATAGGCCTGAGCTTTATGGGAAATATTATCCTGAGCCTTTCCAGAATTATCCCGTGGGCGGAACAGCCATGATAGATATAGCGAAAGGAAGAAATATCGGATTAGCCAAGTTTATCGTGAAATTTGAAGCAAAGACCACTCACTTTATGGAATATGATGATAGCGGGTTCACTATAAGCCAAGAAGTATCACAAGAAGAACCATTTTAAAAACAAATCATGGAAATAATCAACAGACTGAAGAACACCCCTACCGGTTTGATCGTGTTGGTAGGAGACATGAAAATTATCGTGGAAAAGTACAGGCCGTACTACAACGGCCAGAACAAGATCCCGTGCAGGGGATGCGTCTTCCGGGACGAGGGAGCGAGATTTTGCGAGTACAGCAAGGCTTGCATGGCCCATATGAGGCCGGATAACGAGTCGGTGGTATTCGCTAAAACAAATAAGGTTTAATCATTCATCATAGTTGAAAGATGCATTCATCTATGATGAGAGTAGTGAAAATCAAAATCATGAAACAATACAACGATTGGGAAGAGATTGACAAGGACACGAACGGCCTTGTCACCTCGCTAACCTACATGGTGCTTTTCGTTAACGACCAAGTGTATAACTACACGGTATCGCTCATGGAGGCCATAAGGAATAGCGAGCACTACAGGCATAACGCCAAACGGACGGCCAACGCTATCGAGAGGGAGATAAACGCTTATAACACGAACATCTTCCGGATAGCCAAGGCTAACAAGGAGGCGTTCGCCGAGATAACGCAAAGCATGGAGGAGGACGTACAGCCTCATATAGACCGGTATTACTACACGATCAGCCAGATATTGCTGGATCACGGGGTATCGGGCTCATCTAACCGGATCGCATCCCTGTCATCCACGATAAACATGCTGGCGCAGATGTCTAGGATCACGATAAGCGATTTCGGCGACAGGATGCGGAAAATCGTCCCGTTGGCGTACAATCCCCTGTCCTTTCTGGCATTGGACAAGGTAGAGTACCTGAGCGACCGGTTATCAAGCGAGGTCACAGGAAAGGACGTGAGAATAAACTTAAATGAGCAGCCCGGGATCGTGAAGGCGTTCACGGCGATAAGCAACGCCTTGCTAAGGCCGGAGGTCTTTGAGAAGGCTTTCGACAGGGCGGGATAAATAAAAAACTATCAATAATGAAAGATGTAGAATTATTCAGGGATTCTTTCCAGAATTTTAAAACATATCAAATACCAAAGGCACAGCTTATAATAGCAGATGTGCCTTACAATCTTGGGAAAAACGCTTATGCTAGCAATCCGTCATGGTACAAGGATGGAGACAACAAAAATGGAGAAAGTGAGCTTGCGGGAAAGAAATTCTTCAATTCAGAAAACGAGTTTAGACCGGCCGAGTTTATGCATTTTTGTAGCGACATGTTAATGAAAGAACCTAAAAAGCAAGGTTGTTCTCCCTGCATGATATTGTTCTGTGAGTACGAGCAACAATTCATGTTTATCGAATTAGCTAGGAAATACGGGCTTATGAAATATATCCCGCTCGTTTTCCGGAAGAATTTCTCGGCGCAAGTATTGAAAGCGAATATGAAAGTAGTTGGGAATTGTGAATACGGTCTCTTGTTGTACCGGGAGAAGCTGCCTAAATTCAACAATGATGGAAGGATGATTTTCAATTGTTTTGACTGGGCGGTAGACAACGATACGCCTAAGATTCATCCTACACAGAAGCCTGTGCCGCTACTTCGCAGACTGATAGAGATTTTCACCGATAAAAACGACGTTGTTATCGATCCTGTAGCAGGAAGCGGAAGCACGCTATTGGCCGCAGCTCAATGTGGAAGAAAAGCGTATGGATTTGAGATAGATAGAATTTTTTACGACAAAGCAAACAGGCTTGTTTTATCAAGAATACAAAAAACATTGTTTTGAGATGAGAAATAAAGAACTAATCGCTCTTCTCCAAGAGCAAGACCCGGAAGCGGAGGTAATGATCCGCACGTCCGATGGAGAGTATGAGTACGATCCGGTGGATGTCACATGGGACGAAGAGATAGAGTGCGTAATTATTCAGGAGGGGTAGATATGAGTAGACTAAAAATACTAAAATCCTCTCTTAAAAAGAAAGAGGATAAATTAGACAAAAAGATCAACGAACACTTTGGGGATGTAACCTCCGCTAACGGGCAACCTCTTAACGATAAGAGGAACGGCCCGGCCACCATGCGAAGATGGGACAGGCAGAACAACGCTATATCCAATCTCCAAAAGGAGATAGACAAAACCAAGTCGGCCATAGAGCGAGAGGAAGGTAAGCTCATAGGCATGGCCCGTAATAAGGAGCTAATGCCAAAGGAGATTACAGATCTTATCGATAATGGCATATTGATACAATGGGGTAAATATCCGCATATATTGTTTGTTGACGGCGTGGATAAGGCACGGATAATCTGGGATAACAAGAAGAAGATGGTCATGCACAAGTTTGCGGACTCATTAAAAGACAAAGAGCAAAGAAAAATATTCGCCCGGGTGTATAATTCGCTTCATGAGGCGATCAACAAGAAGGAGGATAAAGCATGAAGAAAATAAAGAAAACCATTCATGTGTATAGCGAAGGCAAATATATGGGGAATATTATGTACAACCATAGAATTCCCCTGTTATAAGAGGAGGAACTTGAAGATGAGATATTAAGGCATTTCCCTAATCTTAAAGGGAAAAGATGGAATTTAAAATTTTGCTAATAAATAGAAATCATGAATCAAATTTGCACAACCAAAGAACAATCATCCCGGCTATTAGAGGCCGGGATAAGACCGGAGACGGCGGACATGGTAATCCTATATATTGACGATGAATGCAATGTAGCAGGATGGAAAGATATTCGGAAGGACGATAAAGGTCAGCTTTACTATGATGTATATGGGGAGACATATATATTGAGAAAAGAAATACTCCCAGTAGATAATCCATATTACGATCATTCATATCAAAATGATTGCCCCGCTTGGTCCCTATCCGCTTTAATAGACATGATACCCGATCAAATAGAATGTGAGGGATACAACTATTACCTATTCATACTTCCACGAGATAAAGAATTCACTGTAAAGTATTCCGCAGGAAGTAACCTTGCCCAGTCATATTGCAGGGAGATCCTTTTTGATGCTATCACTGAAATGATTGAATGGCTTATCAAGGAAGGATACCTTGACAAGAAATACCTAACAGATAAATGCGGCGATTGCCTACTTATCGAGGATGAAGACGCAAGCGGAGACGCTTGGTGTTCATTGCACCAAAAGCCGGTAAGGTGCGATAGTAGAGCTTGTGAGGATATTTTAGAGAAAGGAGGTTATCATGAAAGCAACATATAATACCATCGATTGGGAACAGCGTAGGTACGAGCTTGCTAAAAGCGCCATGAATGGTATTTTAAGTGATGAAAATGAGGTGGGTTATGCTTGTTCTGAGGTAAAATACGGGGAAAACGAAAAACATACGATTCCAAAGGCTATCGCTCAATATGCAGTTGCTTGCGCAGACGCACTGATAGAGGAATTGACGAAAGGATGAAATGATGATCACGCGTGATGATTTACAATTAAGGATATTGTCCTGTATGTCTATGGAAGGTAGTGGAATCGTTAAGTACAGGGATGACGTTAACAAGATTTCCGCTGTTACTATCACCCCAAGAAAAGACGAGCTATCATACGGCAAGCCAAAAACGACATACTACATCGATAACGTGGAAAAGGAATTTACAGACCTCGATGAACTCATAGACTTCTATAACGAAAAATTCAGGTTTGAGGAAGAAAATCCGGATCAAGAAGTAACATTTGTAAAAGTTATAAAAAGGAGAAATAAATATGAGCAAGATTGATTTCAACGCACTCCGTGACCGTGCGTACAAATGCGCATGCGAGCACGGGTTGCATAATACAGAGTTAATTAACGAGCATTTCCTTTGTCTTGTTATCAGTGAGCTGATGGAAGCCGTGGAAGCGGATAGGAAAGGGAAATATTTTAAAGGTATATCGACTTTTGAGCGTGAGTTTAACCGTTATTACGCTTTAGTTGATGAAAACAAGCGTTTTGAATGCGCATTTGAGAAATATGTCAAGGATACAGTACCCGATGAAATGGCCGATGCGGTTATCCGCTTGCTGGATCTCGCAGGATCGTTAGATATCAGCCTTGAAGATATCTACGATTTCATGAAAGAGTCGGAATATAAAGACTGGGATGATGCTTTAAAGGAAATGTCTTTTACTGAGAGGATGTTCTTTTTAACATCTATCCTAACCAACGATGGGGATATAGCGGAAGTAATCAAGGCTTCGATCGTAGTTATATTTCTTAACGCAGATTTACTGTATATAGATCTCCTATGGCACATCGAGCAGAAAATGAAATACAACGAATTAAGGGAGAATAAACATGGAAAGAGATATTGATAAGAGACAGACAGTAGAAGAAGCGGCTCATTTATTCGCTGAAAGCAGGAGTAGCGGTAGTGCATTCCCGGCATATTATCACGGTTTTATAGCCGGTGCCGAATGGCAGGCAAAGAAATCTCCGTGGATAAGCGTTAAAGAAAGATTACCTAAAGAAAATGAGATGGTTCTTTGCAGGATGGTATCAAATGGGGCAATAGTTAGTGGTTATATAGTTGTTGAAGCCGGGAAACCTCCACGTGTCGCAACATCCGGGAATTTTGAGTTTGAAGATTACGGAGATTATGAATGTGATATGTGGATGCCTATACCCGACCTTGGGGAATAGTATTAACCGAGCCTTCATGGGAAGGCTCATAATTAAGAGATCATGAATAGCACAATCAAAGTACAAATTAAAACATCTAATCATGGAGACTAAGATATGTAGAAAATGTGGCAAGGAATTGTCGATAGATAACTTTTATAAGGACAGATCAGCGGAGGATGGGCTTCGCTGCTACTGCAAGGCTTGTATAAAAGCCTATAACGCCTCTAAGAAGACCGATACAGAGAGAAGAAGGGGGGGGGATTGAGAAAGTGTTCACCAATCCGGATCTGGCAAAATTCAAACCAAGGGAGCTTATCGAGGAATTGAAGGCCAGAGGGTATAAGGGGACGCTCACCTACGAACAAGTAATAACATTATAATTAAAAAATCATGAAACAAATAGATATAGAGGTTAGTACTACAATCAGTATGACCTATGATCCGGAATCAGAAGAATTTAAGGATTCACTTGAAAGTTATCGGAATGCGATAGAGAACGGTGCCAGTGAAGAAGATATGCTCCGTCAGATAGCATGGTACATAACGGCATTCGGCACAGAAAACATGATAGAGGGTATCGGTTATGTATCTGTGGATGGTGAAAAGAATGGTGATCCAGAAGACTGGTGCGGAGTAGATATCGTGAATAGCCTCAATATAAATGATACTCCGGATTTTCAAACAACTCTAATCTAAGAATAAGTGAATATGGCAACAAAATATAAAATAAAACAACATGTGTGGTGTACAAACGAAAGGCATAAGTCGGAAGTCGGCGTTATCGCTGAAGTCGTGGAAGAAAAGGCTTTAGTTAAAACCAAAGATGGGGCACGTGAAGAAAACCTTTATTGTGTTATGCTCCATTATCCTAACGGGAAAATGTATTTCGAGGAATTTTTTGAATCAGAGTTAGAGTTAGTACAACATTAATAAATGATGAATTTATGGTATTATCACCTGAAACAGTCAATGCATATAAAGAATTGCTGACAAATCCCCAAAAACATGGCTTACAATTTAAGCCATTGCATGAATGTTTTGAAGAAATAGAAGAAGTAACCCCCAAACATTTATTGTTTGAAGACTTCGCAAATTACCTTCAAAAGCCTTTACCCAAAGTGATATTTTATATCATAATGGATGAATTGTACTCTCATCTGATAGATAAGGATGAGAAAACTAATAACTTAGGATATAGATTGAAATTGATAGCAAAACAGTAAGAAATCATGAGATTAAGACAAGCCAAGAAGATAATGAAAAACTTCCAGTTATATCCCGGGATGTTATGGCTGTATGGAACCCAAAGAGTCGACAAAGCCAACAATATAGTGCTGCATCATTATTCTAGGGTGAAACCCGGAATAAAAGTATGGAACATTTTAACGGATAAAGATCCGCTATTGGCGATCAAGATACTTAATGAGTCAATCAAATCAAAGAAACCATGAGTTTATTTAAACTTTTATTGTTTATTTGCAAAAAATATTTTTTATGAGAATTATAAAATCGGACACAGGAAACGAGGTGAAAGTATTCGCCGAGACATTTGAAGATGAAGCTTATGAGCAAGTTAAAAGACTCGCAAACTATGAGGCTTATCAGAATTCAATTATTAGAATAATGCCAGATAGCCATGCAGGTAAGGGATGTACTGTCGGTACTACAATGACAATAACCGATAAGGTAACCCCCAATTTAGTTGGGGTGGATATTGGTTGCGGTATGCTTACCGTGGAATTGGCAGATCAATCCATAGACTGTGAGAAATTGGATTCCGTTATAAGGGAAATGGTTCCTAATGGGTTTGATATACATGACACCCAAAAGGAGAATTTTGATTTTTCAAACCTACGATGTGCGAAGCAAGTAGATTTAAATAGGGCTTATCTATCACTCGGTACGCTTGGAGGCGGTAATCATTTTATAGAGGTGGACTATTCAGAAAGAAACCATAGGTACTATTTGGTTATTCACTCTGGCAGTAGAAAACTGGGAGGCGATGTTTGTAAGCACTATCAAAATTTGGCCGCAAATACAGAAAGTGATCGGGCGATTGAGCTACGTAATACTATTGCCAGATTGAAAGCAGAAGGTAGGGAAAGGGATATTCAGGAAGCGATTAAGAACATTTCTATTCCCGGTAAGGACAAAGAGCTAGCGCATCTTTCAGGTAGTGATTTTCACGACTATATTAATGACATGGCAATAGTACAACGCTTTGCGATGCTCAACCGTGCTACTATGGCAGCGATTATCATTAAGGGGATGGGATTTACTGAGGTAAATAGATTTGAAACCATACACAACTACATTGATTTTAGCCGTATGATCCTTAGAAAAGGAGCTGTAAGTGCTGAGCTTGGAGAAAAGCTACTTATTCCTATCAATATGCGTGATGGATCTCTTATCTGTATCGGGAAAGGAAATCCCGACTGGAACTATTCAGCGCCGCACGGGGCCGGACGTTTGATGAGTCGGAACAAGGCAAAGGAGTTACTCTGCATGGAGGAATACCAAGAATCCATGAATGGAATATACACAACTTCTGTAAGCAAGGCCACAATAGACGAGGCCCCACAAGCGTACAAGTCCATGGAAGAGATCATGGATGCAATTACGGATACTGTCGAAATTATAGATGTTATAAAACCAGTCTATAACTTTAAGGCGCAAGAAACCAAATCATAACAGGCACATCAAGTGTCTAATCCGAGCCATCACCTCGTAAAAGTTGACAGGCTCGAAATCGAGAGAATCAACCAATCGATCTAGTTCACGTTTGGAGGATTCTCTCTTTTCTGTATGTTGCTTACCTTTTTTCATTATTAACGAGTGGACACCATAAGAAAAACAATAAGATTATCCACATATACCCTGTATCTGTTGTGTCCCTTTGATAAGGGAGAGGTCTAACCAAATGCGAGGATGATCGTTTAAGCCGTTTCGCCAGCAACATTCTCTTTCGTGTCTGATCCATCTTCTGTTTGTTTAGGTGATATATTGCTCCAATTCATTCCCCCAATCATAGAAGCCACTTGCGAAACCATACCTTGAGGATCATCCGTGTCCCTCAAATCCAAATCCTTTTGAAGAAAGTTATATATTTCTTCCGCTAAAGGAGTAAACTCCAATTTTTCCCCTTTTTCGCGCGCCTCATTTACGGATTCCGTCGCAAGACGAGCGGCCTCGATTTTTAAATCTGCTTTTGTTACCATTTTATTTTCTTTTTTTTATTGATAAACATGTCTGTTTATCTCGTTTTCGTGACAATTGCAATCACAAATGAACAGCTGGATATCGGGAGCTAGCTTTCCTCCTATGTACCCGCTTAGGTAAGCTATCTCTTCTCCACCCACATCCATATTTAAGGCTATAGCCATGTGATCGGTCAAGTGCCGGCACTCGTGGAACAACGAATTGGAGAACTCCCTGTAAGACGAGGTCCGGCCTATCACCATGACGGATTCCCTCCGCCGGTAGCTGGAATAAGTAAGTCCCACGTCCAGATTGCACGACCCCATATTGCCATAAGCCTCCCGTATCTTGCTTTCCGGGCAACCGACCCTCCTCAATAGGGCTATGATATCGGATATCCTCGAGCAGGTGACGTTATACAGCACGTGGATCACCCAATCGTATCTCTTGATATGGTAATCCCGTCGTATCATCTCCTTACCGTCTTGAACTCCCGCTCTATCCTCCTCCTTTGTTGCCGGGTGAGATTGGTTGCCTTGAGATTGCCCACCACCTCGGATACCTTGTCAAAATCCTTCTCCGGCATACTCGCCAGCACGTCCTTGGGGGACTCTCCCTTCAAGATCCTCAGTATGTAGCCCCAGCCTCCCATCACATCATCTCCTCCCAGATTATAGGCGTGCCGGACCCGATGCAATCAGCGTAGAACCGAGTGAACACTATCCCGTCGTAAGCGTCCGGATCGTCGCAGACGTTCTTGACATAAAGAGCGGCGTACTGCTCGTTAGGCACGGAGGAGCCAAGGTAATCGGCCTTGCACATGTTGGCGGCGTAAACATAATCGTATCCACCCTTTTTCTTCACGTCCACGCTATACTTCTTCAGCATCTCATCCACCTGCTCCTTGGTGAAAGGGGTTATCTTGACCTTCTTCCCGTTTCCGTCCTCCTTCTCCATCATGGATACGGCCCAATCGCACATGGCCTTGGAGAAATGCCAGCCATACGCCTTCAGGTAGGATCGCATCCCGGAAGGGAAATCATCATACATATCTAGTCTCATATTCCTCTGTTTTTTAGGAGGGGGAAACCGGTCCCCCCTCATGGTTATCTACGATATCGTCTCGAGTAGCGTCCGGTGCCCGGCACCCCACGGCGATTGCCATAACCGCCACCGGATGATCCACGACCGCCGCCACGGTTACCGTAGCCGCCACGCTCCCACATCTCACGGAACTCGTCGTCGTCCTCGAACTCATCGTCTTCGTCTTCCTCCATGCGGTTGCCATAGCCTTCCATGGCCTTCCGCTTTCCTTCCTTACAGCCAAGCTTATAGGCCTCCTTCGCCAGTTCTAACATATCCTCGTCTTCCATGGCGTCGAATTCCTCGATCAGCTCTCTCAGTTTTCTGCTATATGTTCCCATATCACTCTGTTTTTTTATTCTTGTTATTATTACCGTTCACGGAACCGACAAGTTGCTCCATCATGGCAACCAACCTTGCGTTAGCCTCCTTCAGATCGGACATCTCGTTTCTCATGTTAGCGATCTCACTCTCCCTCTCCTTCTCCCGGGCAAACTCAGGGTTCAGTATTACCAGCATCTTCTCGCACCCCTCAATCACGGATTTATGGTAATCGATGCTGTCAAGTGCCTGTCGGCTTTGCTGCATCATGGCGTTGATCTCCGTATTCAGGGCACCTAGATCGCATGACACAACCAGTTTCTCCCCATTTGTAGTGGGGTAATCCGTAATGGTAACGTCGGACAAGACGTTAGAGAAGCTGACGTTGTCCTCACCTACCTTGGCCTTTATGTCCACCACGATTTTAGCTTGCGGACCATACATATTGAAATTTGGATTCTCCGGTCTCGGAGGGGACACGCTGACTATGCTTCCAACCTCACAAAAAGGCGTATTCCCCTTATGAAGGATATATAAAGGATTCCCTTGTCTCTGATTCTTGAACATATTTCTTGGTTTTTATGAGAGCCGGATCGCTCCGGTCTCTCGTTGATACTCTATCACACCACTCCCGTCATTATCTGGAGCGTATTATTGCCCGACTCATAGTAACACAAGTAGATTCCGGTGCCGGTTATATCGGATGCCGTGACATCTGCGCCGTTAATGGTCGTTAGCGCCTGCGTGGAGCCGTTCGTGTCAAACACTACCGGCAACGTCCCGGTAGTACCAGCCGGGATAGGCTGGGCCAGACGGAACAAGATCAACCCGCTAAACGGGGCTGACAGGAACGGGTGATTGCGGAAGGAGAAACGAACGTTGGTCGTCCCGACCGTAACGCCCGTGCTCTCCAAACGTGGGATACCGTTCTTGTTCGCCATTATGAAAGGACTAATGAATGCCATAACTCTTTATTTTTAGGTTATTAACTCATTATCCCCATCCGTTGCCGAAGTTTCCCCAGTTACCGAGACCTAGGCCTAATCCGTACTGGGCGGCCACGCAAGTGGGTATGCCTACCACGGGGGAGTAAGGAACCTTTGCCACCTCCGGCTGGTTACACTCGATCTTGGCCAATCTTGAGCTCAAATCACCCAAGGCGTTACCTAGAGGGGCGGTCTGCGCCTGTAGAGTAGCGGCGAAATAGGCGTTCTGGTTGCTTTGGGAGATCTGTCCTTTCAAGGCTAGGTTCTCCGCCGTCAAGCGATCCATCTTGTCTTGTTGATACAAGTTCTTGAAATCACGAACCTCGTTGATGATATCACGGGTGTTCTGCAGACCTGAGTCACGGAGAGTCAACGTGTTGTTGTTCATCGTATTCACCAGCGTGTTTGTCTGGTTGCAGCTAGCCAATTGGTTCTCGTAGCCCATCTTAGTGATGTTGTTGTTAACCGTGCAGCAGCACTCGGCGATCTGGCTCAATAATTGATTGTTACCACTTTGGACGGCGTTAATGATTTGTTGGGAACTCATGCCTACTTGGTTACCCACGCTCTGGATCTGTCCTTGGATCTGGCAGATAGCGTTTTGTAATTGTTGGGTTGAGCAATTCAAGGAAGATGACAATTGGCTGATAGCCGTTCCGTTTCCTTGGATAGCGTTCATCAACAATTCACGACCAGCGTCATTGTTCAATTGAGCCGGTAATCCGTTAGCCCCGTTGTTGCCGAAGCCGTTGCCACCCCAGCCTCCCCATACGAAGAACAGGAGGATGATCCAGATCCACCAGCAACCACCACCGCCCCAAGCGTCTTGATTGCCCTTATTGTTCATCAAAGCCGCTACCAAATTGGGGTCCAATGATTTTCCACCGCCACCCATCAAGCTCGGGAGAAAGGCCATGATGTCAAACTTACTTCCACCGGAATTACCTCCTTCGGGAGTACCGATAAAATAATTTCTATCCATTATCTTTAATTTTTGTCGTTAATCCGGCACCATTACCGGACACGACAAAAATCATGAGAAGGGCTTTGCTAAATAAATATCTCCTTGCTAGCTTGTTGCGAGGTTGTTGCTAGTTCTTTGCGGAAGGGGATGAGACAAAAAAAAGCGCCGCCAATTTGTGTTGACGACGCTTTTGCCTTTTAAGGGAGGCTTTATAATGATATGGAAAGGAGCTCTTCTCCTAATTTATGCAAGGCTTTTTCCAATTTTAAGCTTTGTTCGGGTCTAGGATTTCTCCCTCCAGAAGCATAATGCCATAGTTGTTTTTGATTTATCCCTGTAATACGTTCTAAACCAGCCTTTGAAAATATGCCAGAATAAAACTCCAACAATGACCGTACATCCATTTTAAACACCAACTCGTAATCACCTTGCAACTCTTCCGGAATATCACAGCCTAGCTCCTCACATTCCGAAACAAAGGTATCAATAGATTCTATCATACCCATTTTTATCTCATCAATAGTTTTACCGGTAGCTATTATACCGTCCAAACCATCAATATAAGCCGAGTAATTATTGTCGGCCCGTTCAATGATAACTCTTAGTGTGTGCATACATTTTTGTCTTTTTTTCTTCTTATGTTTTTCATGTATTAATTCAAAAGTTTTCTGGAGGCGGCATCAGCAGGACTATTTAAGTCCTGCCTCCCTTAAAACGGAATTCAACGTCCCTTCCTTTAGATCATCGTTGAGATTACCCGGAATTACTATGGGTCTTCTGGCTCCTTTCCTATAGTAAATCCTATGATCTCCACGCATCCGGACAAAACGCCATCCGTTTTCTTCAAGTAAGGATATAACATCCTTGACTCTCATTACCATTTGGCCTCCTTTCTTTTTTAATTATAAAAAAAGATAACAAACAACGAAGGTTTGATAGGGGCAAAGGTAACTATAATTCTACTATCTCCAAACAAAACGATAACTATTTTTCTACTATTTCGTATATACAACTATTTTAAGATCAAAAAAGTTCACGAATATAGAGGATTTTCTATAGCTAATTTTTCCTTCACGCTTTCTAATACTCCTCTCAGGAAATAACTCCTCCTTATCCTGTCCGGGTACAGGTTTCGCATCCGGTTGACGGCTTGCCTCGTCATTCCCGTCAGATCGGATATGATATTATCGCTCAACTTGCGATCGGCCAGTATGGTTATAGCCACTCCCCTAGCGTCAACGTTCCTCTCCTTGTTGTTGCTAAACATCATTACCGGATCGGTCCCGCACTCCTTGCAGACTGCCTCTATCACTTTTTATGCAAAAAATTGGTATAAGGCGCAAAGAAAAGCAAAGTTCTACATAAATAAATGCAGGTCAGCATCTTGTATGCAGGGCGGGTTGAAGCAAGCTTCGGCATAAAAAGCCTGAAAACACCCCTTTCGGACAAAGTTCGGCTACTAAACAGCTACCGGTTCCGAAACGGGGTATATACAGCATAACAAGTTCTGTTTCATTGCTTTGCCTTGTTTTGCATAGCTCTTGGTAAGAAATAAGTAACTACCTTTAGAAACGAAAATTTTAGAGTTATGGAAACAAAGAGAAGTACGTTTGCGACCTCGTTCTACATCAAGAGATCCGCAGTGAGAAACCGGGACGGAAAAGCCCCCATCATGGTGAAAATCTCCGTTGACGGCGATGACAAGGCAGTGGGAACCAAGCTGTTCGTCACTCCCGACCTCTGGGAGAACGGCAAGGCGAAAGGCAAGTCCGCCGAGGCAAACGAGATAAACGGGCAACTGAAGGAGGTCTCCGCCCGGCTCACCAACCACTACCATCGCATCCTCCGGGAAGAGGATTTCGTCACCGCCGAGAAGCTGCGCAACGCCTTCCTCGGTGTCGGCGTGATGGAGAACTGCATCCTCAAAGACTTCGGGAACATGAACCGGGAGTTCGGGGCGATGGTGGAGAAAGGGCAGCGAGCCAAGTCCACCTACAACAAGTATCTGGCTGTTTACAACCATTTCAAGACCTTCCTTTGGGAGAAGAAGAAGCGCACCGACATGGCTTACAAGGAGCTGACCAAGGAGATCATCACCGATTTCGACAAGTACCTGCGGGTGGAGAAAGGGCTGAGTGCCAACACCCTCTGGATATACACCATGCCCCTGCTCAGCCTGACCGACAAGGCGTGGCGGCGTGGAATCGTCCGCACCGACCCCTTCGGCGAGTACAGCCTTGAGATGCAGGAGACCGACCGGGGCTATCTCACGGAGGAGGAGCTGCGCACCTTGGCTAACGCCGTGTTCGTCAAGAAACAGACCAGCCTCGTGCGGGACATGTTCCTCTTCGGGTGTTTCACCGGGCTTAGCTACATTGACATAAAGACGCTCACCCATGACAAGATACAGCGCATGGACTTCGACGGCGAGGAATGGATCATCACCCGGCGCACCAAGACCCGTGTATCGAGCAACGTCCCCCTCATGGAGATTGCCAAGGAGCTGATAGAGAGGTACAGGGGGCTTGCCGGGGGCGACCTTGTCTTCCCCATGCCCAGCAACAGCGCGTGCAACACCCACCTCAAACAGATAGCCAAAGCCTGCGGCATCCACAAGGAGATCGGCTTCCACCTGAGCCGCCACACCTTCGCCACGACCGTCTATCTCTGCAACGGCGGCACCATCGAGGCGCTCTCCAAGATACTCGGGCACAAGCACATTTCCACGACCCAGATCTACGCCGAGGTGACCAACAGGATGGTAAGCTCCGATTTCCGGGCGATCTCCGGCAACCTCGCCGCCATGCAGCGGAGCGTGCTGGAGAAGAAGGACAGGAAACAGGACGGGAAGCGGGTGCGCCGCTCCCTCCGGGAAACGGCTTGACGCCTTTCCCCGGTGCAGAATGCGGCAAAGGCAGGAACTTCCGATGCGGTGTCCCTGCCTTTGCTGCATTTCCCGATGCAC